TTCGGCTCATGACAGCCCGTAGCAGCACCGGTGTCACAACAGCCAAGATAAGGAAAGTGTGCTCGAGGAAGGGCTTGGCGGAAGCCCTGGAGTACGAGGATCTTCAGGCGATACCGGAGAAGCACGTGCATATGCCGGCGGAGGCAGGACGCGTTATGCTACAGGGCGACAGCGAGGACATGCGTGCCTTCCTAGACATGCTGGGGGACGAGGAAGAGGAAGATGACGAAATCGACATCGGCGACGAAATCGACATCGGCGATGAAATCGACATCGGCGACGAAATCGACATCGGCGACGAAATCGACCTCTTGAGTGCTCCAGGATCGCCCTCGACCGCGGCACCGCCGGCAGCGGCAGCGGTGCCAGGCTCGCCAGACTCGGAGGCCACGAGTGAAGCGGAGGTGGACCTGACTGGGTTGCCTCTGAAGGGACCGAAGAACGTATTCATGAGGCGCAAACTAGAGCGGGACCCAGAAGTTTTTCTGAAGACAGGAAATCAGAAATACCAGTCCTATTCGAAGGCTTGTCCAGCACAGTATAAAAAACAGCCTGTCATTCTCACCACCGCCGAAAAAGAGTACATTGACACGCGCGACAAGGCCGCAGGCGTGAAGTCTTACGACGAGTCGATTACGTACGGGTCGGGCAATACCAAATTCCACTATATCTGCCCACGCTTCTGGTGCCTGTACGACGACGAAGGACGTGAGAGGAGTCTAAGTCTCAAGGAGGTGAACGAGGGCGTGTGCGGCGGCTGGAGCGCGCTGATCCCACGGGCAGCGAAGAAAATCCCTCCTGGAGGTCGCATATACGAATTCACGGACAAACGGTTTCATCGCGAGCGCCCCTCAGGCAGCGAGCCGTCTGACACTAACAACCCCCTGGTTTACAAGCCCATGTTCCCCGGCTTCCAAGGCCCAGAATCACACCCTAAGCGGCTTTGTGTGCCTTGCTGCTTCACGCGACCAAGAACGTATGGCCAAGGAGGGGTATGGGTCAAAGAAAAAGGGAAAGGGGGCGCTGCCCAGTATCGCAACAAAGCGACAGGGAAGATATCCGACAAGCCACCTACAACCCTCCTGCCCTATATGTACAAACCTGTGGGTGCCGGCGCAGACGGTGCCGGCCCCACCTTCGACAGGGATGCTGAGGGTAACATTGTGCTGTCCTCTATAGAAGGTGAGCAACAAGAGAGAGAGGCGCCCTCGGAGGCGCGGGTGCGGGCATTCGACGCATGCGACCAGGGAGGCGATGATGAGCCTGCGCAGCCCAGTGGCGCTCCAACAAAGAGGGCGCCGAAGGGCGACGAGGCGCCACTGGATGAAGGCAGTTTCCCGATTGGTCCCGGACAGGTCGGATTTCTGCCTCGCAGCGTGCAAATCTTCCTCGGCTATCGGAAACAAGCAGCGCTCTTGGCCACACAGCGCCGACTTAAGCTAGACACACCGTTTCTCCTCCGGAAGGGCGTTGAAAGGTCGGACACACAGTCTTTCCTCGCTTGTATAGCTGATGCACTCTCTGAGGAGGGATCGCCTCGAGGGCAACCAGTGGCGCCGCTGTCTGTGCGTGGTCTGAAGACGGCAATTATCGAGCATCTTACCGTCGATAACTTCATAACCTATCAGAACGCGAATCTGGCCACCCTTTTCGCATCCTCCAGGGAGGGCGACATTGAGAAATACAAATCATCTGCGGTGTGGAAGGCCGTGACAGAAGGCGATAGTGATGACAAAGCAGCGCGCCACAATTTCGCGCTGCTTGTGGGCGCGCTCGAGAATTTTGTAGATTTCCTTAATGACGACTCCGTCGAGATAACCTACGAATACTTATGGGACATCCTCTGTATGCCGCGGCGTCCCAAGGGAGGAGGACTCTTCGAAGGGGGCATCAACCTAGTTATCCTCAGGGATCCCCAGGATGATATGTCCCACAAGATCGAGGTCATATGCCCAACGAGTCGCTTCTCTAGCACCACCTTCGACCCTAACCGGCGTACCCTGCTGATCTACACGAGAAACGGATATTACGAGCCGATCTATGGCTTCACCAAAAGCCGCCGCGGCCAGGATGCCGTGCAGAAACTCATGTCGCTCACAGCGCTCAACGAGATCTCCCCGGGACTCGGCGTCACCATGCGTGCTATTGGAGAAGAACTGAGAAAAGGGTGCGCACCGCTCCCGAGCCTCCCTGTAAAGTACAATAAGGACCTGCACTTCCGGTCTAATATATCCGCCGAGAAGCTCGTAGCTCAGCTCGCTCGAGGGGTGTTGGGGTATAAGCCGAAGTTGCAGGTTGTTAACCAGAGCAATAAGGTCACAGCAGTAGTGGTCGAGAACAAGGACGGAGAAATGGCCATCCCGTCGCTCCCTTCGGCCATAGTCGAAGGCCTGCCGTTCGCCTATTCCGCTGATCCTGGACCCCTCGCGCGCGCCGCGAGGACAGCCGAACGTCTCGCGTCAATCTATACCGCCAGTAAACGTGGCATCCCCTGCCGTGCGTCTCTGAAGGTCATCGACAGCGGCGTCGTGATAGGCCTTATCACCGAGACTAACCAGTTTATGCCTGTCGAGCCAGAGCCATACCAGCCGCCGCCTGCCGGGTGGAAAGGCGACAAGGGGGAGGATGGCCTGCGCGTGCTGGATGTCACGGCCGAAGGGCGAGACCTTGACTATGCAGCTATAGATGCGGAAATCGCCGAGGAAGGCGGCGTGGACGCGGAGAGGGAGAAGACGGTGAAGCGCATCCGGCTCGCCACCAATTTCTATAATACCGCCCGCAACACCTTGCGTATGGTCCTTGGGCAGTACGACAGCCGGCAAACTGCGCGCGAGCTCAAGGCAATAGCAGTGGATTCCACCCTGCCCTACCCCACCAAGTTAGACAAGCTAGAGAGCGCGATAAGGGCTGCTCTCGCGCCCTACATAGCCTTTGTCGACTTCAAGAGTGTGGGCGACGTGGACACGATCGTCCGCTGCCTGGGACTTGACGCTGATGTGTGTTCGCGGATGCCTTCCTGCTCGTTCATCCGTAAGGAGGGTCTGTGCACACTTCAGGTGCCTAAAAACAACCTGATCAGCGGTGCATCTAATGCGGCTCAATATTTCGCCCGGCTTGCCGATGAGCTGATACGATACGACAAACTCCGCGCATTCATGTTCTCTCCCAAGACCGTATTGTCATTCCAACAGATACCTTACAGCCTGACGGATGCTGAGATTATTCTCCTCGAGGAGCTGCTTCTACAAGGTTATCTAGACGGCCTGAGGGCAGCACCGCGGAACCCTTATGTCCGCACGCGGGCCATATATGACCTTGCACCGCCAAGCGTATCTGTTCGCTACCCTAATACGTTCAGCCTAGGCGAGACAAGTGAAGCGCTAGCAAGCGCTTGTCTGATACCCGACGGCCACCGTTTGACTCTCGGGATGTGGAGGGAACGGGGGTTGGGCGGGCAGTATGGGCTCCGAGAGTTCGCAGCCACTGTCGGATGCAGCTGGGAGGCCATAAGCGAGATTGCGTCTGACTTCGGAGGGGCGCCCGTCTCGGTAGACTCCATCCGCCAGGGGCTCATCGCCTCTTATGAGAAAATTGTGGGAGAGAAAGGTCGGGGTATTGTGCTCGCCACTCTCAAGGGGGAAGGGAAAACAGATGTAGTGCGCCAGCTGCAGGCAGGCACATCTTTTGCCACCGTCCTAACATTGGCCAACTACTATCTGACGCCCTTTGATCTACTGCTGATCTCGCTGAGATTGCATCTCCCCCTGGCACTTATATCGCGGACGAGTCTGCCTGGCTTCCTGGCGCTGAGCTTAGCGTTCTTCTCAGGGTCGCCCAAGGCATGCTACGTCATCTTAGGTGGCGGATGGAACGTGGCGCGGGGGAACGTCCCACCAGCCTACGGAGTACTAACCTACGACGACCACATTCGCCTGACACCGACGGTGCTAGAGGGTGCATTCGGCGCGCTAACACACAACCGCACAGCATCTGTGGAGGCGTTCTTAGCCCTCAAGCGAAGAAAACGGCGTATAAAGAAAGTTCGCAAGCTCACCGGAAAGAAGGTGCAAATGAAGGTGACAACCAGAGGGGGTCGGAGAACATGAGGCACGTCTCGTATAGTCTCCTGGCATTCCCCTCATACAGTGCGCGTGTGACAAAGCGGAGACCACCGGCCACACGCCCGGCCCGCGCACCCGTCTCTCCCAGAAAGCCGACGAGCTCACCAAAGCGGTTGCCCATGATGTAGTCATCTTGGACAACTGCACCGCTGCGAGTGAGCAGCTGTACGACGCCGACCCCACCCCAGTCGGTGACTGAAACCCTGAATGTGCCGAGGTGGCTCTCCATTACCCTATGTTCACAGATTAATCACGGGTGATCCAGCAGCCACATCTCGATTGACACCGGGAGTTTTCCACCGAACCTTGCCTTCAGGGTCGCGGTGGCCGGGTGGCGACGGGAGGCGCACTCCCGCCAGCCCTTCGCTCGTATGCGCCGCTCGGTGCCTGGCGCGGACAGCGACTGCGTGACGGCCTTCCGATCAGGCAAAGGTGTGTTCGCCTTGCGCTTCTGAGATCTCCGCTCTTCGCGCCGTTTCGCCAACCACGCCTTGAAGCCGGGTGTCATCTTTACGGTCGACATTTCGCTGCACTCTATCGGCGAGAAGTTTCGGATTCAATTTTCTACTTGTCAAGGTAGTCGAGGACGCCAAGGATCACTCTCTCTTGATTGGACAGCTTCTGGAAAATCACAACCTCGTCAAACTTAATCTGGAAGAAGCGGTTGCAGTTATTCTTGCAGACAACTTGAATGTGATCGTCAAAAATCTTTATATCGCAGACCACACCCCCGTTTGTTAGACGCAGGTTGCTCGGGTCTTTCAATTGTATCCACCTTACATAGTGGCCGAATTGCAGGTCGTTGATTCCGGAGCAGTACCTGTATGCTTTCAGTTTCCGGTGGAACTCCTTCAGTGCGCCGCGAGACAGCTGGAGGCGCTGTAGGACGTTGTTCTTGTGTTCCTTGATCTTGCTTGTGGTTAGGTTCATAATAGAGCCATTGCTTTCGTTCTCAAGTGCGTCGAGCAGGGAATTTACGTCGAGTTCGCCCATTATCTAGATTAAGGGGCGATTTTTAAATTTATTCTAGCGATAGTGTAAATGCCGAAAGGAACGCGAGCGCACCGTTGTGTGGAAAAACTACGAAAGGCACACCGATACGGAAAGGCCATCGCCATCTGTCAGGCTGCAACCGGCCAATCTTACGCGACCGGCGAACCAATGCGGGGAGGAGCGACTGCAGATGGAAGCAGTGCTGAAGCCGCCATAGATCTCACAAGTGAGCCGGACACGGAGTCGGTTGTCTCCGATGCACCCACCGAGAGCTCCGATGCACCCACCGAGAGCTCCGAGGCGACATCGACCTTCCTCGGCCCGCCAATGGGCCGTTCAGGCCCAGCTGGCCACACCATGCATGGGGTCCCCGTCTTCCCTTCCATAACTTTGTCCATGCGTGCACCGCTAGGAACGAACGGCCGTATGGTGGACAGGGAGACCGAGTGGCCTATTGGCCGCTACGCGTACGGGCCGGACTGGCATCGCTACGCACAGTTCACCGACACATCAGTTCCCTACCAAGATAAGGCTACATGGTTGAAGAAGCAACCCATCCTCCCTATGTTTGATGATATGCTACGCCAACTGGCGGAGGATAATGCGGGGCGAGCTGGTAAGTGGTGCTCGGCTGACGACCAGTGCTTTAGTGGTCTGTGTAGGCCTAGCCGGGGCAGCGCAATTCCCACTGCTCGCGAGGTGTGTGAGACGGCTGGCTATGTGCATGCTGGCGACGCCGTCTCTTGTCTACGTTGGCCGCGCTGCTGCCGTTTCCAAGGCGGGCGCTGTCTGAGCCGCATAGGTGACCAGCCGTGCAGCGAGCTTGGGTCGTGCGCGGAGTGGAAGTGGGGCGACCAGCTGCGCCGTGGAGAGATAGAGTCTTTGCTGT